GTAAGATGGCAAGAAGGAGACAAGGAAGAATCAGAGCAGATTGAAGTTGATGTAAATCTAGTACAGGTCCTAGACGAATTACAAAGCAAGACATGGCAAGAAGAATTTAAATTCAAAGATCTTACAATTCACACACATCCTCTTAAGTTTTCCGATCAAAATATATTCGAACAAAAGACATATGAAACCAGCAGATTTCTAAAACAATTAAATGATCCTGAAATAGTTGAAAAAGCAGGTTTAGAAAACTATAAAAACCAAATGACAGATATGTTTACAGGTCTAAGTGATATTAATTTAAGTATTGTTGCTAAACAAATTAAAAGCATAACAACGCCAGCAGGCGAGGTCGAAGACCGTCCGGAAAAAATTTTACAGTGGATGAATAATTTAAGCACACAAGATTACGGCATAATCAGAGACTTTGTTGAAAAACAAAAAACAAATTTCGATCTGCCATTGCGAAAAGTAAGTGTACCACAGGATCTTGTTTCAAAGGGAGCAGTACCGGAAATAGAATTTCCGTTAGTGTTTAATCAATCAAGTTTTTTCGTATAGAAATAAGCCAAAGCCAATCTCCTGACCATATACAGCAAATAGTTGAACGTACTGATAAAGAGTACGAGGAAATAGAAACAGACCTTATGAACTTATTATGGTATATGCGTGGTAGTATCGATCTCAAACAGGGATACGATCTTACACCAGATCAACGCAAGAAATGTTACGAAATAATCAAACGTAATGCAGAATTAAGCAAAGACAGTGGAAGACTAATCATATAACACTTATTAGATGAACTGCGTTCATCTGTGTTATCGCTATCGCTCAAACACATTTATTAGATATAATTACGAAGTAATTTATTGCATCATGTAGATTGTTTCAGTCAGACGGAACCTACTATCTGGTTCCATCTAATCTTGAACATCATGTGAGTTCGTCACAGCCAAGACCGGAAGTAGGTTTTTATTATACACCTATGCATTGGGCTCTGACCTTTCCCAACCTACGTCGACATCACGAAAAAATCTGCTTAACCGCTTTACCGCTTCGCGGATCGCTTCGCTACCTCCCGCTTCGTTCCTTTGCAAGGAGTTTTTATGCACGATGGTGTTTTTCGACTGACAGCATTCAATCTATATCAATCACTAGGCCCAATTTGTTTGTTGGCTTATCTCCCATAGGGGGTTGATCAATATGTACGTGTGTGGTTATCATGCCACCTTTTACACAGCGGAATTACTAACTGGCCCGCTAACCTTGTGTGCTGTTTGGATCGCCTATAATTTCTTTTAGTGTTTGCCTTAGGATATTTGAACCGCCTACTCTAACATTAATAATACCGTTGTAATACTCGTCTTTTTCTAACACACGGCGGTCAAACTGTTCTTTAGCCTCTAGGTAACTTAATACGCCTCTGCTTGGACAAAAATGTAATATTTCTCTTGTGAACTTATCAGGACCTAATTCTTCAACGTCTTTTTGTAAATGATCATTGGATCCCCAATAGTCTCTCCAATCTGATTCTACTTTAGAACGTCTTTTGTTTTTTCTGCCTTTGAGTGGTGGCCTTGTTTTCTTAAATTTTGCTAGTTTTTTGCCTACGTACTTTTTATTATTAGTAGTGTTTGTAATCAAATAAACAAAACCTTCTGTATCTTCAGGTAAATTTTCTATTGTTTTCCCTTGATAAGTCCAGTGCATAACGATACTTACACTACACCTATGCTTGGGGATCTGAATTCTGGTTTTGCTTCTTTTCTTCTTTTAGTTTTTTGCGTAAATCTTGGACCTCTACTCGCCTTGTACTACAAAGTCTGCGTATATCACTTAATATTACACGGACTTTTCTGCCTGTTTCATCAAAGTTTTTGGATTCCCAACGTTCATTAGCATTGTAGTAATCCATTATTGCTTGGATTAACAGTTCATGAGTGGTTGGATTCTTAGGCACTTGACACCTCTGTATCATTTGCATAACTTGTAAATCCGTTTTCTTTAATAACTTTTAAAATGTTATTCACACGAGAACTTAATTCATCCTTGTGTGAAATCAAATATATGTTTTTAGAACGTTCTCTGCTCATTTTCTTAAGAATACCTATTGCACTTTCTACACCAGCAGTATCCATACCACTGTCGATAAGTTCATCTATAAACAGTAAATTAATACTTTGATATAAACTTTCCCATACATCACGGAAACTCCAACTCATTGAAAGTATTAATCTGTTACGTTCACCTCTGCTTAAATTATCAAAATCTAAGTCTCTACCTAGTTCAGTAATTTCCACAGTTAAATCATTTAAGAATCTAACCTGATGCGGTAATCCTGTTTTTTCTAAGTAGTATGCTAAACGTCTGTTTAACACAGCAAGATTTTGATCAATAATACGTTTTCTAATAAAACTATCTTTGCTTGTAAGCAGTTTATATAAAAAGTCCATGTGTGCTTTTATATTCTGCAACTCATTCATATTATTCCAATCTACTTCTTTGAGTGCAGTATTTTTAAGTTCATCCATTTGTTCTGTATATGGATTGGACTCTTCGTCTTTTTCTTTTTTACGTTCTTCTAGTGTTTGTAAATTATTTCTGTGATTAAAGGCTTCTTCAGCAGTTTCATAGAATGTGTTAGGCTTACCATTTATATCACCAATGTCGTCAATTTTTTCTGCACATTCTTTCAGTTGTATTTCAATACCATCTCTGTACTGCTGACTTTCTATAAAATCATTTTGTTTTTCTGCAAGTAATTGTTCATGCGTGTCGTCATGTAATTCTTGTCCACAAGCATAACACTTCTTGCTTTCTACATTTTTAAGATCACGTTCATATTTTTTAAGTTCACGTTCTGCTCTTTGTAGACTAGATTCTAAACTTGCTTTTTCTTTTTTAAGATTCTGTAATTCACTGTTAGAACTTTCCCAAGTTTCCAAATCCTTGTGCATTTGTATTTCTTTGTCAATATCAACCTGTACTAGTTGTGATATTGCTTTTGTCAATCTTGCTATTTCCTCTGATTGCGAAGCGTCCCAAGCCTTGCTTTTTATTTCAAGTGCATCAATAGATTCTTGAACTGCTTTATTGGCAGACTCAATACCTTTGATTCTAGCATCTTCTTCAGTGATACTATCACGCACTTGTTTTTGCTGTTCCTTGAGACGCTCCGACTTCTCAGATAAAATGGTGATCCCTAAAAGTTGCTCAATAATTTCACGTTGTGCATTATTACTCAGCGATAGGAAAGGTTCTGTGTAGGTATTTAGGGCCACCAAGTGTTTGAACATGGTGTGACTCATGTTCAAAAGTCGTTCAATTTCTTCTTGTGTTTTACGTGAATCGCCTTGCGACTCATCAACGTCGTCGGCAGTTTTGTCTATATCATTTATATAAAACTTTAATACATTTTTCTTTCTGCCTCTTTCTATTCGATAAGACCTACCCTCTTTTTCAAACTCAACTGTGACTAACATATCTTTACCGTTAGTTTTATTAATTAAGTTTTCTTTACGAATCTTAGTAAGTGCTTCACCATACAATGCATAACTTAATGCATTAATAATAGTTGTCTTACCTGTTCCGTTTCTTGAACCAGCATCGTCACCTCCTAAATCCAAGTTTTCACCTAAAACAAGAGTAAGTAGGTTCTTATCGAAATCAACTGCTTGAGTGCTGTTTCCTACACTCATAAAATTTTTAACTGTTAGAGTCTTAATCTTAAACATATATTACAAATTCCTATAGATATCTAAAAGTATATTTGGTCTGTACTGTTCACTTTGTATTTTTGTAAGTTGATCAGTAACAATTTGATCTACACTTTCAAATTCTATTTCTCCTCTTTCTAAAGTTAATGCTTCGTCATTTTCTTCTGTATTTGGTAATAAACTAATTTCTCTTATGTTGTATTCTTTTATAAAGTTTTCTTTTATAAAGTTTGCTTCTTCATAGGATATATCAATATCAAGTGTAACTCTTAGATACAAATTACTTGGAGAAAGCAATTTTTCTGTATCGTTTAAAAGTGTTGAAAGTTTCATAGTTCTATACTTTGGACAATCTGCCCAATCAATAAACTGTGGTTGTCCTCCCCATTCAAGAACCATCATACCACGTTCATCATCCCATGCATCTGCGTAATTGTGTGGAAACGCATTTCCAATATACCAAATATTATTGTTGTTTTGTCTTTTGTGAAAATGTCCTGTAAAAACCATTTCTTGGTTAGTAAAATCATCTGCTTTTACTTCTCCTGTATCTGGCATTTCTACCATTGCATTCATTTTGAAATGTGGCAGTTCAAAGTGTCCAAACATATATCTACATTGTAGTTTACACACCTTTTTCCATTCGTCACCAACTAACCAAGGAATCAATGCTACATTGTCTTTTACAATAGGTTCATTTACCACTGTTACACCTGGAACGTGTTTACCAAATATTACAGAATGTATTTCTCTTTTGTCTTTGTAGTATAAATCATGATTACCCGGAAAGAAATAAAAGTTATCAAATGCTTTGCCTAGTTTTTCTAAACTTCTTAAACTTGCATCCATTGTGGTTAAATTTAAAGCACTTCTATTGTGATGCCAATCACCTGTGAATATACCTGTTTCACAACCATTTGCTTTTGCTTGTTCAATAAACCAATCAACAAATGCTTCACAATCATCGTTGTGAATCTTTGAATTAGATTTCAAGCCAAAGTGTATGTCCGTGAATACGGCCGCTTTTTTAAATAAATTTTCTGTCATTTCCTATCCTACAACTATATTGTAAACAAAATTAATTAAAAAGTCAACTAGTAATCAGCCTTTGGGCGTCTCATTGTCTTATAAAATTCTGCCAATTTTTCTTTATCTTCTTTAAAAATTTCGCTAGTCTGTCTAGTGAAACTAGGATTCAATCCATTGTCTTGTAAAATATCATCTCTTATGTTTTGATTTTTCTTTTCAATGTTTAGAACTCTTGTAAAACTATTTGTTACTGCCGCAGTATAGTATGCAAAAGGATTTTGCGATTTGCTTTCGTCAAACTGTAAACCAATTTGTGATAATTGTAACACTGCCTGTGCTCTCATCTCATCATTATATGTATAGCCTCTCCAGTTAGATCTAGTACCATATCTGTCTGCAAGTTTCAAAAACATTCTGCCTAAGTTCTCTGTAATACGTCCGTGTTCTTTGCTGAAGTAACCATTTGACATACCACCAATCCAATGACTTTTACCTACACAAATTAAATTATCATTTTCATCAAACTTCCAATGTTGGAATGGAGGAAAGTTAACTTTTGTGTGTTCGTCTGCAACAGTTTTAGTTTTACGTTTTCTACCAGGTTCTAATGGAATATGTTCAAACGTCATAATCCTAAAAATTAAATCTGTTTTTTCAATCTTTTTCCAATCTGGTGTAAGTTCTGCTAATTTTACTTTTTTGTTTCCGCTTTCACGTGCTTGTTCGTATGCTTTTTTGCCTATTCTATCTGCCCTATTTCTTTTTGCTTGAGCAATCGATAGTCTGTTAACCTTTTCAAGTGTGGGTAATATAATGTCATGTTGCCCATAATCGCTGTCAGTATAGGAACAAAACGTTGCTTTACTGCGATGTATCTCACTCAAAAGGTCTTTGTTTGTTAGATATTTCGTTCTTTTCATAGAATTCTCCAAGTAATATAAGTATTATAAACTACGCACATTAAAAAAGCAATAAATATTTGTAACAAAAGGAGCCAAAATAATATGCTACAATCTTTAGGATCTTTCGGTACTAAATTAATCAAAAATGCCGGAGAAGCAACAGGTATAGGACAAAACGAAGGAGCCGCGTCTGCACTTGGAAAAATTCCATTTGTTGGTGGTGCGTTAAAACGTTTAGGCATAGATTTAAGCAAAGGCGGCGGCCCTGCTTATAGAGAAATTCCTGGTACTCATTTGGCTACTATTGATCATAGAGTAAAAATTAAAATAGGAGAGTCATACTTACAAGGACCGTCAGCAGTGTTAAAAGAGTCAGGCGGAGTAGTATTTCCATATACTCCACAGATTGTTGTTACACACAGAGCCAACTATTCTCCTATTCATCCTACACATAGTAATTATCAGTTTCAAGCATACCAGAACTCACAAATTGACGCACTGTCTATTGTTGGTACTTTTACAGCGAACAATGTTGCTGAAGCAAAACACGTACTAGGAAGTATTCATGCTTTGAGAACAGTAACAAAAATGCACTTTGGTGGCGGAGCAAATTTAGGTGCACCACCTCCTGTTTGTCAACTTTCAGGATATGGTGAATATATGTTTAATGATATTCCAGTTGTTGTAGGAAACTTCTTTTATACATTGAACGAAGATGTTGATTATATTGATGTTCCAACCACAGGCGGAGCAAAAACTACTGTGCCAACTAGAGCAGAACTAACAGTTGAATGTTTACCAGCGTTCTCAAGAAGAGATCAAGCACAATTTACAATGGAAGATTTTGCAAGTGGTAATTTAAGATTTAAAGGAATGATTTAATGTACGCAAAAACTAGTTTATATTCTTCAACAGAAATAACTCAAAACGGTTTAGGTATTTTAAATTACAGAAAAATTCCTGAAGTTACAACAGATGTGGTTTACAAAATTAAACCTCAGTACAATTATAGACCAGATCTTTTAGCAAGTGACTTGTATGATGATCCAAATTTATGGTGGGTATTCAAATCACGTAATCCAAGTGTGTTAGAAGATCCTGTATTTGATTTTGTTGCTGGAGTTGTAATTCAAATTCCTAGATTAGAAACTATTAAATCAGTACTTGGAGTTTAAGCATGGCCATTAAGGTTAATCAAGATGCTGTGAGTAGAGCAAGAAAACTTTACACCAGCGAAAATACAGATCTTGTCGACAGCATGATCGGGGACAGTGATGATGATGAACTTCTAGAAGCAACTGAAAGAAGTTTAGACTCAAAATACACTGATTATCAATTAGGTGTAAAAGGATCTGCACTAGGTTCTGCAGAAGCAGAAGCAAAATTCTATAACGGAAAAAAGTACAATACTCTACACAAATATAATAGTTACAATTATATTTTTACATTAAGTAGTTTAGATGCAGATCAATTAAAAAAGCCTGAAATCTTTGGAAATTTTATTCAAGGTGTCTTCGACGGCGGTAAAGAAGCCAGCACTAATTATATTATTTTAAGATCTGGCGGATATCCTAGAGGTACTCATAGTGCTGTATCAAGTACAACCGGTGGCGAAG